CTGCGTGCTGCCTGTTGGAACTTGCTGTGGGCTCTGAACCAGCGGGTGACGCACCCGGAGTTGGATGATAGGTTTAATTTGTCGCCGACTGTAACTGAGCGAGACCGTGATTATTGGGTGTCTCGCAACGGTAAATGCAAACACTGCGGAAAGCACTGGGCTAGAGCTACTGGAAAACGGATGGGCGAACATGAAGTTATATTTAAATGTCCACTTTGCGGTGGCGATAATCTGTGGGTTCTTCCGCCTGATCCTGAAGAAGAGAAACCTAGTGAAAGCCCTGATGACGAGTCAGATGAGGATATTCATTGCGATTGTGGAGTGATTTTAGGAAGAATTGCCCATAACGGATTGAAACCGTTTTATCCTGATAGGATGCGGTTTTCCAATGATAAAGAATTATATTTGGAATGTCCTAAATGCGGCAAAGAGCTTATGGTTCTTTATCCGGTTTGGAAAGAAATGGGAGGAGTCATTGTCGTATGAATGACTGGATGCGCGAAGTGGACTATGCAACCTACTGTCCGAAGTGCAAAAACTTCAAGGTGCTGGAGACGGACGAGCCCTGCAATGAGTGCCTGACGGAGTGTGCGCGGGAGGGAAGCAAGAAGCCGGTGAAGTTTGAGGAAGCAAGGGTAAAGGTCAAATGATATTTACTGAAGAGGATTTAAACTCTCTGAATGCTATTGCTAGACTGTTGGCTTCATTCGGGTGTGATAGTCAGGCTGGCTGTGTGCTTTATATCCAGCATAAAATCACAAAGGCCATGGAGGCTGACGAAAGGAAATGCAGAAATGAGAAACATGTCTAAGAAAACATGGAAACTCCGGGTTTGGAATCACATGACAGAGATGCAGAAGCTGGATATTCTGCTGAAGCACGCTAAAGTTCCGCATACGTATGACCCGAAGTACCTCGGCAATTACAACGAGCAAATTGTCGTGTATAACTCGGAAGGTCAGTGTATGTGGGATGCTATTTGTATTCATGGGACTTTTAGTCTCCCCGGAAGTTATGGAGCTGATCAAGGATTTATCGAGGTGATGGGTGCACAGCTACTTGGCCATGATGATGTTAAGGGCTGGCTCACGGCTCGGCAGGTTATGAAGATGTGGAGGTGTAGAAATTCTGCGCAAAATTGCTGAGTATGCCAAAAAGATATTCTGGACAGAGCCGTGGAGAAATCTGCGGCTCTTTATTTTTACAAGAAGGGAATAAGAAATATGCTTCAGAAAATTATAGCGTTCGTTATCAATTTCCTGACGCTCAGCTCGCCCTGCGGTTGGATGATGGATATTCTCAAGGATACCCGTAAGTATAAATTCTATAACCCTCTGCGGGAGCTGGAAATTGCGGAGAACCACTTCAACTTTTGTGAGCAGGAGTATATGTCGGCGGCTATTTTCGAGCTGTGCTCTGCGGAGAGCAGGGTCGAGAGATTGACTGGAGGTGTTATACTGTGACGTACTATCATCAGATTTATCGTTGCCGCAAATGTGGGAATGAGTTCTGCCCGGTGACGGTACATACCGAGACTATCATGTATATTGACATGAATAATTTCCTGAACAGGGTCAATGGCGAACTCGAGTGGGATCACAAAGAGATGCCTTTAGCACCGAGGCTGTATAGGGCACATACATGTCCGAACGGTGACATCGGCGTTGGCGACTTTATCGGATACCAGAAGGAGGAGCAATGAGTATGTATGAAAAAATCGGCAAGTTTATTGGCGGCGTTCTGGCGGTTACTATCACGGCCTGCGCGTGGCTGATAATCATTGCGTTCACCCTGAAATGCCTGTGGTTTATTATCTTCAGGTTCTTGGGGTGAGGTAAATGATGTATAGTGATATTCGTTGGATAACCGACCTGGTAGATACAGGAAAAATCACAGTTGACCAGGCAAGAGAGATAGTAAACGCTGAAACGATTGAGATTTTATATGCAAATAATGAGCCGTGCATCATTCTGATTCGCAATGCCGGCGAACCAACGAAAGAGATCGGGCTATATTCTGAGGATTACGAAACTCAAAAGCTGGAAATGGTAAAAGTCAACGCTACGCTGCAAGATGTGGTTGAACTATGCATTCACAATGAAATCAGCTATCGAGATGCTCAGCTATGGTGTTTGGCGAATAATATTTCGTTTCGCAAATTTGACCGATGGCTATACTATGCACTGCGGAATCAAGAAAGAGATATTCCGTCCGAGCCTCAGTATTGGCTGCACCGACTCGCTTTGCTTTTTAAGCGGTATTTTGATTTGTTGCTCAATTCGATTCTGGAGGTTTTTACATGAATGAGCCATTTGGAGCTTGTACTCAGTTAGCTGGAAGGTGCGCTGTTTGCCATAAAGCCTCTACCTGTGATCATAAAAGAATGGAGCATCTTGGATATATTATTCCAAGCACAGATCTTAATATCAATATTGTTGTCGCAAGAGCCAACGGAAAGAGCCTCAGTCAGCTTGAAATGCTGGACAGATTGATGAAAAGGAGAACCAATTATGAGAATCGTTGAACCCAAGTACGAAATCCTCACCGAAATCTCGGAAGGCGGCATCAAGGAGCTGCAGCAGATCGAACGAGTGGCCCGTGTCTGCTACAAGAGCGAGGACAAGATCGTCCCGGATGGCTCATCGGCGAAGAAGCTGGTGGGCTTTCTTGTTAAGCAGGGGCATGAGGCTATGCTGGAGCACTCGCAGCTGTCGGTGCTGTTCACCTGTGACCGCGGCGTGGCGAATGAACTGGTGCGGCACCGCATTGCGAGCTTCGCACAGGAGAGCACGCGGTACTGCAACTACTCGAAGGAGAAGTTTGAGGGCAGCATTACCGTTGTGGAGCCGTTTTATATCGATAAAGAGCAGAATCGCCTGTTCTATCGTAAATGGGTAGAATCCTGCGAATTGGCAGAAAAAACTTATTTTTTGATGCTTATGAACGGCTATCGTCCTGAACAGGCCCGCTGCGTGCTGCCGCTGTGTCTGAAGACCGAAATCGTGGTGACTGCCAACTACCGTGAGTGGCGCAACATCTTCAAGCTGCGTACTCCTGTGGCGGCCCATCCTCAGATGCGTGAGCTGATGTGCCCGCTGCTGCTGGAGGTTCAGAAGAAAATCCCGGTGGTGTTCGATGATATTTACACATTCTGGCCGGCAGATGACCAGACGCGGAAGGGGAGTATGGTGAAAGAATGAACGATTCCACTTGGGAATTTCTTCTTTGGCTTGGCATTCCGGACAAAATGACCGGCTTCGAACTGCTTGGCGAGACGTTGGAGCAGTCGATGGAGTACGTTCGGAAGGGCAGGAAAATCAACCAGACAGATATTTTCATCAGCCTGAGTAAGCGGCATGGACAATCATACAACTCTATCGACCGAGCGATACGCAGGGCCGTGGATTTTGCGGCTTATCGCACGGATGAGACGGCAAAGCGAAACTTGTGCGAGGTCATGGGAAATGTCTACTATGGGTCGGTTTCGGTCAAAAGCTTTTTGTATGCTGCAGCGGGATGGCTGTTGTTGAGAGAAGATATGGAGTAAAGCACTGAGCCGTGGAGAAATCTGCGGCTCTTTGTTTTTCTATTCTAGGATAAGAAGTAAAGGAGAAATTATTATGGAAAAGAAAATTAACTGGAAAAACGCTGTGGAATATGGCGGAATACTTGTTGGTGCTTTTTTGACTGTAAAGTATCCTGCTACTGTCTATGTGTTGTTTTTGATTTTGTGGGGGATTCGGAATTTGTAACATCCGCGATTTCTGAAGAATGAATCGCTCTAGCGGGAGGTGTAAGTTTCTTGAAAAACGTATGATATGTACGACAGCCAATAAAAGTTGATGAACTTAAATCCACAATAGCACCCGCTGCTAGTCCACCAAGCCATTCCCAGTCGCTCAAATTGATCGTTCCGGTTTCGCCATATTTTGTAACTGCTCGATACCCAGCAGCATTGTTTATTGAATCGATAGTCTCTCGAGGAATGCTGTCAATTAAATGTTCAGCCATGTGATTTCCAAACTCGACCGCATACGGTTGAAAAGCTTTTGCGGCCAAAGCAATGGTACTCTTAGACATGATGAATACTTGAACCTCATGGTCTGACGGCTCAAACCCTGCAATATAGGCTACAGAAAGACTCATTAGAATTTGCAGCAAAACACTTGCAGCAGCAGCTGTCTTTTTAACTGAAGTATAATCAGGCGTATCCGGAAAGCTTGAAGGCACTCCTAGAAGAACGATTTGAAGTATAAAAGCACTGATGAGATGACTTGCTGCCTTCTGAGGCCTTGGGTACTTTTCAAGATACTGGTTGGCCATGTTTGCACTTATTGTGGATAAGCCAGTTTTATCAATCAGATCGCTATAAGAAAGTAAAATGTCAGCTATTTTTATGGATTGAACTGCCGGTAAATCGGACATATGGACTCCTTTCACTCGATAGGGGCGATAAATCAAGTGTACCACATGAAAACAAAGAATGAAAGGTGTTATCATGATAAAATTCAAAAATAATATAAAGTGGTCTCTTCCGCCCTAAAATCCTTGACGTTTCAACACTTCAATGGTATTCTTGATTCAACGATGAGGAGGTGCTGGTGATGGCACGAACAGTAAAATGTCCTAACTGTGGCGGCGAGCTTACGGTTAAAGATGAGAACCGCGACTTTATGTTCTGTGAGTATTGCGGGACGAAAGTGCGGCTCGATGACTATCAGGAGACGCGCCGATTCGTGGATGAAGCGAGAATCAAGGAATCGGAAAACCAGAAAGAACTTGAGCTCAAGCGGATGGAGTTTGAAGAGAAGAAGCGGCATGAGCATGATGTGCAAGCAAAAAAGGTTCTCATAGGCGCGTTGATTCTTATGTTTCTGCTATCACTTTTCATTTGGCTAAGCGAAAAAGGCATGATTTAGCCGGTCGAGTGAGACCCTAATGCCCAAAAGCCCACTTTCTGCCCACTTTTGAAAATATTTTTGGCCACAAAATTTAACGTGTTTACGTTAAAAATATACAAAAAGCCCAAAAACCCACTTTTTTCTTCAATTTAATAAATTTTTTAATAAAATAATATAATAACTAACGATAAAAAGTGGGCTTTTGGCCACGACACGGAAAATTCACATCCTGTCCATAATGTAGACTTGCATAAACTTGCCAATGAGCATATAGTAAAAACTACCGATGACCACACTTTTTCGAGAGGTGAAAACAATGAAAGACTATGAGAAGTCCTTTATCAATGACGCCGGGATTGAAGAATGGGTAACCACCGATAGCTTCGGAAACGAAGTACATTGCTACGCCGACAAGTTCGCTGAGGTACATACCAAAGCTCCGATTTGCGAATGCGGCACACCGCTGGTCGAAGAAGCACACGAGGAGTGGTACTGCCCCAAGTGCAAGACTACTCGGAACAGCAGTGAATTTTCAAGGCCTATCCGTCCTGAGAGCTATATGGCACACAATCTTGCACCCCATGAGGATTTCGGCGAGTATAAGTATATGCCCGATGCAACTGGCCACATGATGTTCGAGGCAGGTGCGCCGAACTACGACCTGAAATTTTTCAATCTCATCTAGCAGATAACATATTTTCTTGGCCCTTACGTGATTTGCGTAAGGGCTTTTCTTTTTGCCCCCAAAACCCATCTCGCGTGAAAAATTCACGCGAAAAAATCTGCCTCTTTTATGAGGAGGAGTAGAATGCGTCTCAGACGTGCTCTACTCCTTTTTTATTTTGGAGGTTGACATGTTAGAAAACACATTCAAGACCGGCTTGGTGAAAGAGCTGAAGTCTCGCTTTCCCGGCTGCATTGTGCTCCACGCAGACCCTAACGAGATACAGGGTATTCCTGACCTCGTGATTCTGTACGAAGACACATGGGCCGCACTGGAAGGCAAGAAGTCATCAAGAGCATCTCATCGCCCAAATCAGGACTATTACGTAGAAAAGATGAACGGTATGAGCTATGCGGCTTTCATCTACCCGGAGAACAAGGAGGAGATACTGAATGAACTGGAACGATCATTCCAGGCTCGTAGGTCTGCACGCCTTTCTGGGTGCGAGTAAGTATCATTGGATAAACTATGATGCTGCACGCCTTGCCGAGACCTATGCCAGCTATCAGGCCAAGGAAAATGGCACAAGACTGCACGCATTTGCGGCAGAGTGTATTGCTCTTGGTCAGAAGCTGCCGAAGAGCAAAAAGACGCTCAACGCCTACGTCAACGATGCCATCGGCTTCCGTATGACACCGGAACAGGTGCTCTATTATTCGGGTAACTGCTTCGGCACAGCAGATTCCATTACCTTTAAGAACAATTTACTGCGAATCCACGACCTCAAGACCGGAGCTGTTCCTGCACATATGGAGCAGCTCTTTATTTATGATGCACTTTTCTGTCTGGAGTACCGCGTACGCCCGCAGGACATCCAGATCGAGAACCGCATTTATCAGAACGATGATGTCTTTACGGTCAACCCGACCGAGGCTGAAATCAAGCCTATCATGGACAAAATCATCGAGTTCGATAAAATCATTACGGAATTGAAGTTAGGAGAAGCAGCATGAATCCGATTGAAAAAGACATCAAATTCTTTTATGATGTGGACGACGAGACCGACAGCCTCGAACACTACGGTACTAAGCGACATTCCGGCCGCTATCCTTGGGGTTCTGGTGAGAATCCTTATCAGCGTTCCGGCGATTTCCTTTCCCGTGTGGAGGAACTGAAGAAGACCGGCAAGTTCACCGAGAAAGAGATTCTCGAACAGATCAACGCAACGCTGCCCGACGAGTACAAGATGGGAACGACTGAGTTCCGAGTTGCTCAGCAGAAGGCTCTTCATGAGCGGAAAGCGCTCCAGTACGACCAGATTCGCGCTCTGAAAGATGACGGTCTGAAGTGGACTGAAATCGGCGCGAAATTAGGCCTTTCTGAGTCTACTGTTCGCTCCATGTACAACAACGGTATCGGCGAGAAGGCAAATCAGGCTCAGAAAATCGCCGAGACGCTGAAGGCGGAAGTCGATAAAAAGGGCATGATTGACGTGTCTGAAGGCACAAATCTGGTTCTTGGCGTCTCCGAAGGTAAGCTTGACGAGGCCATCTACATCCTCGAGGCTGAGTATGGTTATCAGCGCTACGGCGTTGGTATTCGTCAGCCAACCAACATCAACCAGCAGACGAATGTTACTGTTTTGGCAAAGCCCGAGTACAACCAGAAGTATGCGTATGAGCATCAGGGTGACATTCAGTCTTTGGGTGACTACCACTCGGATGATGGTGGTGAGACATTCCAGAAGCTCCAGCGTCCGTCCAGCATGAGTTCCGACCGTGTTGCGATTCGCTACGGTGACGAAGGCGGTCTGGACAAGGATGGTGTTATCGAGATTCGCCGCGGCGTGGATGACCTGAGCCTTGGCAACAGCCACTATGCGCAGGTCCGCATCATGGTGGATAACAGTCACTACCTCAAGGGTATGGCTGTTTATTCTGACGATGTGCCTGATGGATATGATGTCATTTTCAATACGAATAAACCCTCTGGCACGCCCAAGATGAAGGTGCTCAAGCCCATCAAGGACGACCCGGACAATCCCTTTGGTGCAGCTCTTACTGCGGCTGGACAAAGCGAGTACATTGGTGCCGACGGGAAGAAGCATCTTTCTCCCATCAATAAGCTCCGTGAGGAAGGCGAATGGGACACGATGGCAAAAAATTTGTCTTCGCAGTTCCTCTCCAAGCAGCCCATCAAACTCATTAAGCAGCAACTCAATCTTACTCTGGCTGACCGCAAGGCTGAGTACGAAGAGATCATGAACTATGACAACCCGACTATCAAGAAGAAACTGCTGATTGATTTCGCAGATACCTGCGAGGGGAACTCAATGACGTTGAAGGCTTCGTCTTTCCCGGGTCAGTCTACTAAGGTCATCCTGCCCCTGACCAAAATCAGCGAGAAAGAGTGCTACTGCCCGACTTATGAGAACGGCACTCAGCTTGCGCTGATTCGTTATCCTCATGCGGGCACTTTCGAGATTCCTATCGTCACGGTCAACAACAAGAATGTCAGTGGCAAGCGGAACTTCGGCAATATTCAGGATGCCATCGGTATCAACTCCAAAGTTGCAGAGCGCCTGTCTGGTGCAGATTTCGATGGTGATACTGTCGTTGCTATCCCCATTTCCAGCAAGGTGGCTGTCAAAGCGACAGCGGCACTGAGAGACCTGAAAGACTTTGACCCTAAGACTGCTTATGCTGTCCCGGAAGGCAACCCGAATGGCGTACGCCTGATGAAGAAGGAAGAAAAGCAGAAAGAGATGGGCATCATCTCTAACCTCATCACAGATATGACACTCCGCGGTGCAGATGAAAAGGAGATTGCTCGTGCAGTCAAGCATTCGATGGTTGTCATCGATGCAGAAAAACACAAGCTGGATTACAAGCGGTCTGAGCGGGAGAATGGTATTCAGGAACTGAAGAAAAAGTGGCAGATCCGTGTGGATGAGGACGGCAATGAACACTTTGGTGGTGCATCTACACTGCTGTCTCGCCGTAAGCAGACCGTATATGTCCCCGAACGTAAGGGTAGTGCCCGCATTGATAAGGAAACTGGTGAGCTTATCTACAAAGAGTCTGGCCGCCGGTATTTCGATAAGAAGAAAGGCGAGTTTGTTGATGCACAGCAGAAGGTAAGCCTTATTTCCATGACGCCCGATGCGCGCACCCTCTCTTCCGGTACGCCGCAGGAGAATCTGTATGCAGATTTCTCGAACGAGCTGAAAGCACTTGGACGGAAGGCTCGGAAAGAAGCTGCTAACATGAAGGGCTTGGTTTACAGCCCTGCGGCTGCCAAAGAGTATCGCGCGGAAGTTGATTCTATCAACGCGAAGCTTGAGTCTGTCATTGCTAACAAGCCGAAAGAGCGCCGCGCCATGGTGATAGCAAACGCGAACATTAAGGCAAAGATTCAGGCTCTGGACCTTGATCCTAAGCTTGACAAGAAGGAAATCAAGAAGATCTCTTCCGTTGAGATGCAGCGTGCGCGTGATTCAATCGGCGCAAGCGGAAGCAAGACACGCATTGTGTTCACAGACCGCGAATGGGAAGCCGTGCAGAAAGGCGCGATTTCCGATTCCAAGCTGACAAAGATTCTGAATGCCTCCAAGTCAGACGAAATCGTCAAACGTGCGATGCCGAAGACAGCAACTGTAATGACCAGTGCGAAGATGGGCAAAGCAAAAGCGATGCTCGCCAACGGGTATACCTATAACGAAATTGCCAAAGCTTGTGGTGTTCCCGAGTCCACTGTTTACAGTGCTCTGAATAAGTAAGGAAGGCTTTGAACTATGATTCGATGCTTTTTAACAACGACCGATAACCCTTATAATCCCTACAGCCAATTCGACGACTGGTATCGTTTCGATATGGATAAGGGCTACAACTCCTGCGGACTGCTGATGCGGCTGGCCTATACCTCTGACCAGCTGACGGATGCAGAGAACGCATACGAAATTGAGCAGGCTATTGACAAAATCATCGCCAATGACCCGCTCAACATCTACAAGAAGCTCAAGATGGAGGTCGAAGACGACACGACCCTTGCGCAAAGCGCGTAAGGGGATAGGGAGGGGGTCGCAAAATCAACACCCCCTCTCAAATCGCGCCGGTCTTTGATATTTCTCCGGAGGGAAAATTGATATTTGGGCTTTCATGCCTGGTATCGACCTCCATTGATATTTTATAGAGCAAACTTGCCGAGGTCTGGGGAGTAGACCGGGCTTCGGCGGTTTTTCTAAGGGTTCACGGGTAAACTCCCTTATTATACCTTTATGGTACGGGTATGGATACGTTTTCATGATCGTTCAACCTCCAATAGAACTTTCCCAAAATCATTTCCTCCTTTTGTGTCGAGTTACTGCTTTGCTCTGACATACCCGTGAACCCTTAGAAAAGCCTTTTATTTTTGTCATAAAGTTATTCATGACAAACTTTGCAAAAACAAAAAAACGCCAGCAATGGCGAGTAAACCAAAATCTGGCGGATGAGAACGCGAACGATATTTGACAGAATTTTACAGAAAGGATGGTGCCGGAAATGGGCGCAAGAAAAACTTCCGGCGCTGACCTGCCCGCAATGAGGCCGGCACTGACTCCGGAAGCGAGAGAAAACCAGATGATCTCACTGGCGATGGACTTGGTGGAAAAGCGGATACGGGAAGGATCAGCCTCTTCTGCAGAGACCACCCACTTCCTGAAGCTGGCGACGAGTAAGACGATGCTGGAAAAGCAGAAGCTCGAGGAAGAGAACAAGCTCCTGCGGGCTAAGACTGAGGCCATCAATGCAGCAAAGGACAACGAGGAGCTGTACCTGGAAGTGCTCAAGGCCATGAAAGAGTATTCCGGTGAGGATGATGGCGAAGGAGAAGAGTATGAGTGCTGAGGTGTTCCGGATGCTTTGGGTCGTGGCAGTCCCGGCGTTGTTTGGAGAGGTGTTCTGGTTCGGTGAATACGGCGGCGTGAATGAGAAACAGGACAATATGGTGTGGGCCGTGTTTCTTATGACAGTTACATTCCTGATTGCAGGTGCATTTGCAATGGACCATGGGTACATCTGAGAAAGAGGCGGCTCTATGACAGAGTTCGAGAGGATACTGTTGTCGAGCTTCCTTGCATGTTTTGCGGCCTTTCTGCTGGCGGTATGGCTGGGGAAGAAGCCGGATAATACCTTGAGTTGGATTGCACTTTGTGGGGCGGACCTACATGGCATGATATTACTGGTGTACGAACTCATGAGGACACTGAAATGAAAAGCTACAGCGAAATGTGCCGATGTGGGACATTCGAGGAGAGACTGAAGTATTTACAGCTTCACGGGACGGTGGGAAAGGACACCTTCGGGTTTGACCGATACCTGAACCAGGACTTTTACCGCTCGAAGGAGTGGCGGCAGTTTCGGGACAGGATCATCGTGCGGGACGGAGGCTGCGACCTCGGGTGCAAAGACCATCCTATCGCAGACATCACAGCCAGCGGAGGAAAGGTGAGCCGGGCGCGCATTACGATACACCACATCAACCCTCTGACGAAAGAGGATATTCTCGAGCACCGGGAAGCGCTGTTCGACCCGGAGAATGTCATCAGCGTGTCGGATGCGACACACAAGGCCATCCACTATGGCACCGGAGGCGGGCCGAAGATGCCGGATGGCAAGAGAACAGCAGGGGACACCTGCCCTTGGAGGAAATAGGATGAACTGGACGACGGCTTGGCTTACCATGAAGCAGGGACACAAAGTGAAACGGCGGGGCTGGAAGGACGCCTACTGGCATATTTCCGGCACAGAGCTTCTGATCCACAAGGAAAACGGCGAAGAGGTCAACTTCCGCAAGGTCAAAGATATTGGCATGATGCTGAACGTGACCTGCTGCGACGACTGGGAACAGGTTGTGGAGGGATAAGATGTACGAGAGAAAAAAGTTTGATGAACGGGAAGCGGAATACAGTGTCCTTCTGCGGCGGAAGATGGAAGAGGCAGAGGCAATGCTTCAACACCTTGTACCGAGCCGCGCGAGAAGCCTGGCACTGACCAAGCTGGATGAGGCATTGCTATGGGCGAATGTGGGTATTTCGGAAGCCGGGCTCCAGCAGGGTTATACGGCTGTACCGCGGAACAGAGGCTTCGACTTTGACGATGCTCTGGCGACAAATGTGGATGGGCAGCAGGTGCTGGCAACACGGGCCGGGGATATTACGCTTGATGGGATGAAGATCACCCCGGACAGCGTGGAGAACCACAGTGCTCTGAAATCCGGGCTGGTCACCGTTGATCTTCAGAAGCTGACCGAGATTGTTGAAGCTGCTGCACAGAAAGAAGCGGCCATGGGGAAGGACGGCACGCCCCGCCATCTGGCCGAACTGGAACTGCTGGCGAGGGCTCAGAAGGACTGGTATTATGCCATGATGAGCTACATTATGGGTGGCGACAGCGATGCCGAGGAGAAATCAAAATGAATTCGATCCTGACAAGCGTGAAGAAGCTGCTGGGGATAGCGGAGAGCTACACGGAGTTCGATGCGGACATCATCATGCACATCAACGCGGTATTTCTGGTGCTGCAGCAGCTGGGCGTGGGGCCGGAGAAGGGCTTTGGCATCGTGGACGCAAGTGCCGTGTGGGACGATTTTCTGCCCGGAGACGAGCGGGTGAAGGCTATTGCGTCCTACATGGGCGCAAAGGTAAGGCTCGCGTTTGACCCGCCGCAGAGTTCGACCGCCATGGAGGCGCTGAAAAATACCGTTGCAGAAATGGAGTTCCGGCTGAACATCGAGTTTGATAAAGCGGAGTCATAACGGAGATCGGCGAGGACTCCTGCTGCGGTGAAACGGAACGTGTGAGCACACCCTATGAGGGAGACAGGGATAAAAAACGATATGCATGATATACAGGAAGCGATGCGTCTATGGGCGTCTGAAACGGTGAACTGGAACATGACGGACGCTTACAGTCTCTGCCGGACCTGCGCTAACTTCAGGTCATGGAAATGCCCGAACTCGAAGGAGCGCTTCGACAATCCGAAAAAGCCATATTACAAAGCGAGACACTGTGACAGCGCTACCTTATTATAATGGACCTTGATGAAAACCTCATTTTCGCTGCGGTACGGCACGAACCTGCAATGAATAGGACTTAGGAGAATAAAATTATGCCACTCTCGAACACGGCCACGCCCATCTACTACGGCCGGTTCCGGGAGGCCGTGATGCGGGGCGAGATACCTGTCTGCCGGGAAATTTCAATGGAAATGAACCGGATCGACGACCTCATCGCGAACCCGGGCGTTTACTACGACGACAAGGCCGTCAACGGCTTTATCAAGTTCTGCGAGAGGGAGCTGACGCTGACCGATGGCAGTGATCTGAAACTGCTTGACAGCTTCAAGCTCTGGGCGGAGGAGATCTTCGGCTGGTACTACTTTGTGGAGCGGAGCGTGTACGTGCCGGAGCCCGGCGGACATGGGGGACACTACGAGCGCAAGCGTATCAAGAAGCGGCTCATCACCAAGCAGTATCTTATCATCACCCGTGCGGCCGCAAAGACCATGTATCTGGAGTGCTTACAGGCCTACTTTATGACGGTGGACAAGAGCACGACCCAGCAGGTGACAACTGCCCCCACCATGAAACAGGCAGAAGAAGTCCTCTCGCCGTTCCGGACAGCACTGGCGCGGGCGAGAGGGCCCGTTTTTAAGTTCATGACCATGGGCAGCATTCAGAACACCACGGGTGCGAAGAGTGACCGGGTGAAGATGGCCTCCACCAAGAAGGGAATCGAGAATTTCCTGACGGGTTCGCTGCTGGAGATACGCCCCATGACCATCGAGAAATTACAGGGCCGGCGCGACCGTGTGGCGACCGTGGACGAATGGCTCTCCTGCGACATCCGGGAAGACCCCATCGGCGCCATCGAGCAGGGCGCAGCCAAGAACGAAGATTATCTCATCGTGGCGGCAAGCTCGGAGGGTACTGTCCGAAACGGCTGCGGCGACACCATCAAAATGGAGTTGATGGAGATCCTGAAGGGCGAGTATATCAACCCGCATGTCTCCATCTTCTACTACAAGCTGGACTCTATCGACGAAGTAGGCAAGCCGGAAATGTGGTTGAAGGCGAACCCGAACCTCGGGCAGACTGTGAGCTACGAGACTTACCAGCTGGATGTGGAGCGCGCGGAAAACTCACCTGGCGCACGGAATGATATTCTGGCCAAGCGCTTCAACCTGCCGATGGAAGGCTACACCTACTTCTTTACTTATGAGGAGACCCTGCGGCACCGACACCGGGACTTCTGGCAGATGCCCTGTGCCATGGGCGCTGACCTTTCGCTGGGCGACGATTTCTGCTCGTTTACCTTCCTGTTCCCGCTGGAGAACGGATATTTCGGGGTGAAAACGCGGGATTATATCACCAGCTACACCCTCTCACAGCTTCCGCTGGCGATGCGGCAGAAGTACGAAGAGTTCATGAACGAAGGCACTTTGCAGGTGTTCGACGGGACTGTGTTGGACATGATGCAGGTTTACGACGACCTCGACGCCTACATCCTGCAGAGCGAGTACGACGTGCGGGCCTTTGGTTACGACCCCTACAACGCGAAGGAATTCGTGGAGCGGTGGGCGCAGGAGAACGGCCCCTTTGGCATCGAGAAGGTCATTCAGGGCGCAAGGACAGAGAGCGTGCCGCTGGGCGAACTGAAGAAGCTGAGCGAACAGAGAAAGCTGCTGTTCGACGAGGCACTGATGGAGTTTGCCATGGGCAACTGCATCACGCTGGAGGACACCAACGGGAACCGGAAGCTCTATAAGCAGCGGCACGACAAGAAGATCGACGCCGTGGCGGCGCTGATGGATGCCTACGTGGCGTGGAAGTTGAACCGGGATGCATTTGAGTGAGGGTTGATAAACCGGAGGTGAGAAATTCAAAATGGAGCACGGGCTGTTCGGGAAGGGTAGTGAGCTGAAGAACCATAAGTATTACCAGAGAGTGAAAGTGAGGGAACGATATGAACGACTGGTGGAATTATCTGGAGCACAGCGGACTTGGCAAAGAGCGGAAGGGGCATAAGTATTATGCTCGTGTGCGCACGGGAACGAACAAACTCGGCTTTCCGCAGTATCGTTATTTCTACGATGCCCGGGAATATGGCGCGTATATGACCCGGCAGAATGGGACATTGCAGTTTATTAAAAACAATGGAAAGGGAAACGGAGGAAGCCCGAACGATCGGAAAGGCCGGGGTAAAGATGACGGCAAGCATACCACCTATGTGACCGGCGTCGGTACTATGACAGGTATGCAATACGCGCAGGCCGACATCGAAAAGTCCAAGAAGAAGGGGATTGACACTCTGCGAATCCACGATAAGACCCAAGTAGAGTACCGCGACGCCAATGACTGGACAGGGAAAAAGACCAGCTATCTTACAGGCGCGTCTGCATCTGCAACTTCTAAGCGCATTCACGACAATAAAACCGTTCGCAAAGCAAAGCGGAATCTGAAAAATGCGGCAAAGAAAGGCAAAGCAAAAGTGGCGTCCCTGCTTCGCGAAGCCGCCAACAAAATCGACTCCTGACAGGAGGTGACTGCAAAAAATGCAGGGATACAAAGACGAACTGTACCACTGGGGCATCAAGGGCATGAAGTGGGGTGTGCGGCGGTACCAGAACAAGGATGGCACCCTGACTGCGGCGGGAAGGAAGCACTATGGAGACGGGAATGCAGGCGAGGACGCCGAACAGGTGGAGTATGCGCCGAAGCGCTCGGGCAAGAAAGCCGAGGATTACTCCGATGAGGAGCTGCGGGCGCGCATCAACCGGCTCCAGATGGAAAAGCAGTACCGCGACTTACAGGGGCAGACCAACATCCGGGCCGACGACCCCAACAAGGAGCTGAAGGCCGAGAAGGAGCGCTTGCAGCTCCAGAAGGACGTGAAGCAGCTGAGGAACGACGTGTACGGCGGCAAGAGCTTTGTGAAGCAGGTCATGTCGGACGCCGGAAAGCAGGTGCTGACCAAGGCGACAGCGGGCGTGATGAGCTACGGCGCGAAGAAATTCGTTTCGGATGTGCTGGGCAACCCTGAACTGGCGAATGCTGTGGTGAACGGCAGTGCCGCAAAGCAGGACCAGCAGAAGAAAGACGACCAGAAATAGCTGTTTGTATGCTGCCTTAATTTCTCGACCTGCGATAGAAAGGATAAAGATGCCTAATACCTTTGGCTCCAGGCTGAAACACGCCTGGAACGCATTTCTGAACCGGGACCCTCCCCGGATGTACAGAGGGGGCTACAGCTACCGGCCCGACCGACCAAGGCTGAACCGGACGACCGACCGCACCATCCTGACGGCAATTTACGCCCGGATGGCGCAGGACGCCACAGCGATCACCATAAACCACGTAAGGCTCGACGAAAACGACCGCTTTGATGCGGTGTTGGACTCGGGCCTTAATTCTTGTCTGAACTTATCGGCCAACAAGGACCAGACGGGCAGGGCTCTGCGGTACGACATGTATCTCTCTCTGCTGGACGAAGGCGTCATTGCCATCGTTCCGGTGGACATCGACGAGGACCCGGTGACGGGGGAGACAGAGATCCGGTCGATGCGGGTGGGCAAGGTGAAGGAGTGGTACCCGGACGATGTGCGGGTTGAGCTTTACAACGACAGGACCGGGCAGAAGGAAGAAGTCATCCTGCCGAAAGAGCAGGTGGCTATCGTGGAGAACCCCTTCTACTCTGTCATGAACGAGCCCAACAGCACCGTCCAGCGGCTCATCAGCAAGCTGCGCATCATGGATGCCGTGGACGAGCAGGCCGGAAGCGGAAAGCTCGACCTCATCATCCAGTTGCCCTACACCGTGAAAAGCCCTGCCCGGAAAGAACAGGCGCAGGAGCGGCGGAAGACACTGGAAGAGCAGCTGGCGGGCAGCCGATACGGCATCGGCTACATCGACGCCACGGAGCATATCACCCAGCTGAACCGGAGCCTCGAGAACAACCTGCTGAAAAGCATCGAGTACCTGACCAACATGGCTTACAGCCAGCTGGGGCTGACGCCGGAGATCATGAACGGCACAGCAGACGACACTGTCATGACCAATTACGAGAACCGAGTCATCGAGCCCCTTGTGGCGGCTGTGGTGGACGAACTGAAGCGGAAATTCCTGAGCCGCGAAGACCTCAAGGCTAAGCAGAGCATCATGTACTTCCGCGACCCGTTCAAGCTGGCACCCGTCTCGATGGTGGCCGAGATGGCTGACAAGTTCACCCGTAACGAGATCATGACGTCGAATGAGTTCCGTCAGGTCATCGGAATGAAACCCTCGAAAGACCCCAAGGCAGACCAGCTGCTGAACAAGAATCTTTCTCCCCAACGCGGAACAGGCGGCACAAGAGGGCGAGAGGCTGTGGAGCAGATGGTAAATGAATCTTAAAAGAAAGGAGAAATCAAAATGGTGAATTTTGACTACGACTGCAGCGGCTGGGCGACGAAGGCGAACACGAAGTGTTACGACGGTCTGACCATTGCAGAAGACGCATTCAAGGGCTGCAGTGGCCAGACTGTGCCGATGGTGTACAACCACGATCACTCGAGCCTTGACAATGTCATCGGCCACGCACTGCTGGAAAACCGCAAGGGCGGGGTCTACGCTTACGCCAAGTTCAACGACACGCCCACCGGCCAGACGGCCAAGAAGTGCGTGGAGAACGGCGACCTGAACGCTTTTTCCATCTGGGCCAACGGTCTGCAGAAGGCCGGACAGGTGGTGAAACACGGCGTCATCCGGGAACTTAGCCTCGTATTGGCAGGCTGCAACCCCGGCGCGCTCATTCAGGAAGTGGTGAAGCACAGCGCTGACAATATGGACGATGAGGGCTGCGAAGCCTTTATCTTTAACGACCCGGGCAGTCTGAGCCTCGAACATGGCATGGACCCGGAGGGCAACCCGTTGGAGGAGGCCGTACTGGCCCACTCCGACGACAACAAGGAGGACGGCAAGATGGCCGAGGAAACCAACGGTAAGACGCTCGAAGAGGTCTACAACAGCATGACCGACGAGCAGAAGGAATGCTGCCATGCACTGGTGGGTCTCGCTCTGGAAGAGCAGGACGGTGACGGCGGCGAAGACGAGGAGGATGAAAGCGACATGAAGCACAATGTTTTCGACAAGGATGCGGGCAAGCAGACCGTGCTGAAGCACAGCATCGACGACATCAACAGCATCATCAAGGGCGCAAAGACAAGCGGCACCCTGAAGGCGGCCTTCGACAACGCCGGCGTGGAGCAGGGCGAGATCGATGCGCTGAGCCACGGCATCGACAATATCGACTGGCTGTTCCCGGAAGACCGCCTGCTGGATACCACGCCCCGCATCATCGACAAGCCCGACGACTGGGTGAGCGTGGTGATGGGCGGCGTGAAGCACATCCCGTTCAGCCGCTTCAAGAGCATGTTCGCAGACCTGACCCCCGAAGATGCCCGCGCCAAGGGTTATGTGAAGGGCAATTATAAAATCGAAGAGGTCTTTGGCCTGCTGCGCCGCTCCACCGGCCCGACCACCGTGTACAAGAAGCAGAAGCTCGACCGCGACGACGTGAGCGACATCGCCAGCTTCGATGTGGTGTCCTGGCTGCGCAACGAGATGCACTACAAGCTGAACCGTGAGCTGGCGCTGGCCTATATCCTGGGCGATGGCCGTCAGGCGGCAAGCGAGGACAAGATCGACGAGAACTGCATCCGTCCTATCTTCAACGATGCCGACCTGTTTACCATCAAGGTACAGGTGGCTACGACCGGCCTGAGCAAGGTGGAGGACAAGTACAAGGCCTTCATCAAGCAGGTCATCCGCAGCCGCAAGGAGTACCGCGGCAGCGGCACCCCGGCCATGTTCACCACCGAGGACGTTCTGACTGAGATGCTCCTGCTGGAGGACGGCATGGGCCGCCCGCTCTACGCCGACGAGGCTGCTCTGGCCCGCAAGCTGCGCGTGAGCAAGATCGTCACGGTGCCTGAGATGGACGGCCGCAAGGGCGCCAAGGGCGGTGATCTGGCCGCCATTATCGTGAACCTCAGCGACTACACCGTGGGCGCAGACAAGGGCGGCGCTGTCTCCATGTTCGACGACTTCGACATCGACTACAACGCCATGAAGTACCTCATCGAGACCCGCTGCTCTGGCGCACTGACGACTCCCTACAGTGCTATGGCCATCGAGTGGGCGGCTGCGTAAAGAGCGCCGGATGCCCTCTCCGTCAGCTCAGCTGACACTTTTCCTCAGAGGGCAGGCACAAAACGAACCTCTCAGGCGCTTCGCGCCAGCTCCCTTATTAGGGGAGCCTAAGAAGAAAGGAGATCAAAAATGACCCTGAAACCTTTTTATGACCGTACCGAGGATGTACACGTAGGCGCTTATGTCGCTTACGGCCACACCGACGGCAAGCTGTACGCTGACGCCGAGCACAAGATGAAGGTGAGCGCCGCCGACCTTGGCCGAGCCTTCATGCTGGGCCGTCTTATCGTGTGCGACGGCAAGAACTACTTTGCGCCCATCGCATACGCAGAGGCCACCGGCGTGAAGACCTATGACGGCACTGCCGCCAAGAGCTGGACGGCAAGCAAGGAGTAAACCCCTCCGGCGCTTCGCGCCAGCTTCCCTACCGAGGGAAGCCACTGGCGAAGAGGGGGAGGTTTTTCAAAATGGTAAGATACGCCTTGCCCAAGGATGAATAAACTTTACCGCCCTGCCAAAGCCTCTCCTCGCCAGGAGAGGTGGCATTGAGCGAAGCGAAATGACGGAGAGGTTATTATGGCAAAGTGGTTTGGAAAAATCGGCTTTGAAGGGCAGACTGTGGAGACAGCGCCCAGTGTCTTCACCGAGGAAACGGTGGAGCGCGAATACTACGGCGATGTGCTGGAGTGGGGCCGACAGCTGCAGGCAGGGGATGGAGTGAACGACAATGTCACGTTCCAGAACCGGCTGAGCATCGTGGCAGACCCTTTTGCCCACGAGAATTTCGGCTCCATGCGATACGCCGAATTTTGCGGCGTGAAATGGAAGGTGACGGACGTGAAAGTACAGTACCCGCGCCTCATCCTGACATTCGGAGGGATATACCATGAGTGAGCAGAGACTGAGGCTGGACGGCATTCTCCGGAGGGTGCTGCAAGAAACTGTCGGAGAAATCCACCTGTACTATCAGCCGCCCGCCAACCTGAAAATGCAGTACCCCTGCATCCGATACGATTTGAACCGCATCCGCAATGTACACGCTGACGGCCACGTCTATCTCCAGCACCCTTCCTACACGGTGACGGTGATGACCAAGACCCCGGACAGCGACCTCACAGCGGCCGTGTCACGCCTCGACCAGTGCAGACACGACCGCTCTTATATTGCGGACAATTTATACCACGACGTGTTCACTATGACCGTCTGAAAAACAAAAAGGAGGAACAAGACCTATGAGCAAACTGGAATGGGATAAGACCGGCGAGCGCCTGTATCATCTGGGCGTTGACCGCGGCGTCGTTTTCCCGATGGTGAAGGGCAAGTATACCACTGGCGCACCCTGGAACGGCCTGACCGCTGTGAATGAGAGTCCCGACGGCGCAGACCCCAACGACATCCGCGCCGACAACATCAAGTACGCGTCCATCCGCTCGGCAGAGAACTTCAAGTACACCCTCGAGGCACTGACCTATCCGCCCGAGTTCGAGCAGTGTGATGGCTCTGTCGAGGTGGTAAAGGGCGTGAGCATCGGTCAGCAGAAGCGCTGCCCCTTCGGTCTGAGCTACCGCACCCTCATCGGTGCAGACGACGACCCCGAGAAGGGCTACATCATCCATCTGGTATGGAACAGCACCGCTTCGCCCTCGGACAAGAGCCACGAGACCGTGAACGAGAGTCCGGACGCTGAGACCTTCAGCTGGGAATGCGACACCACCCCGACTCAGGTGACTGGCTACAAGCCCACTGCTCACATGACCATCAACTCCACCCTCATCGAAGCCGCAAAGCTCAAGCTGCTGGAGGACAAGATCTACGGCACCGAGAACAGTGAGAGCACCCTGCCCACTCCGGACGAGGTCATCAAGCTGCTGGGCGGTGTTACCGAGGCAGCTTCCTCTAACATGGGAGCCTGATAGGAAAGGACGATTCGAATGATCAAGAAAGTAATTCCATACACCGACTTTGACGGCAATCCGCGCGTCGAAGAGTTCTGGTTCAATCTGACCAAAGCCGAGATGATGGACCTTGGCCTGAGCAAGGACGGCGGCTACGACAAGTACATGGAGCAGCTGATGCACAGCACCAAGGTGGGTGAGGCCATCGAGGTGTTCAAGAAGATCCTGCTGCTGGCTTACGGCAAGAAGAGCCTCGACGGCCGCAAGTTCGAGAAGAGCCCTGAGATCACCGCAGACTTTGTGGCGACTCAGGCTTACTCCGACCTCTACGTGGAACTGGCAAGCGACCCGGACAAGGCTGCAGAGTTCATGAACGGCGCGATGGGCGCAGACGTCCGCAAGATGGTGGCCGAGAACGAGGCCAAGGCGAAGGCCGCCGAAGTTTCTGCCGCTGTGGCCGCAAACAACGCCCGGGCGCTGGCCGTGGCGGACCCGCAGTAAAACCTCTCAGTCTCGCTTCGCTCGACAGCTCCCCTAATAGGGGCAACGATTTCGACTGCCGCCAGCGGCGGAAGCAAGGAGAAATTGTTGGGGCAGCGGTCAGCAGGATGCGAACGAATGTGAGCAGACGCTGGGAACCGCAACCCGGGTGCGAAGCACCTTTGGCATATCGGGCCACTCTAAGCTGGATGAGAGAAGCCCAATAGGGCGTAAACGGCAGTGCGCTGCTACAGAGGGCAGGTTTCATAGAAACCTTATCTTGAAAGTGGAGCACTGTCGATTGCAAAACGAAGAACACATATCAACTAAAAAACAAGCCTGACCGTCACGCCAGAGCCTCTCCTTTTGGGAGAGGTGGCTGCGCAGCAGACGGAGAGGCTATGACAGGGAGAGTGACGAGATGCTGACCATCCAGATACCCGGTGAAGAATACTGGGATGCTGACCGGGAGGAATTCATCTGCCGGAAGGCCACAACGCTGGCGCTGGAGCACTCGCTGCTCTCTCTGTCTAAATGGGAAAGCAAGTGGCACGTGCCGTTTCTCGACGCAAAAAACGGGCTGACCCCGGAGCAGATGCAGGACTATGTGCGCTGCATGACCCTGAACAAAGGGGTCCCGGACGAAGCATACCGCCATCTGACGCAAGAGAACTGCACGGCTATTTATACATATATGAACGACCCGATGACCGCAACATGGTTCCGGGAAGACGAGAATACAAACAAAGCAGGACCCCGCTCAGGAAAAAGCACCGCAAGTGCCGTGACGAGCGAGGTCCTGTATTATGACATGGTGGAGCTGGGCATCCCGTTCGAGTGCGAAAAGTGGCATCTGAACCGGCTGCTGACCCTCATCCGTGTCTGCAACGAAAAACATAAGCCGCCCAAGAAGGTATCGAAGAGCGAACAGGCGGCCCGGAGAAAGGCGCTGAACGCCAAGCGAAAGAAAGAGCTTGGGACGAGAGGATAGCTACTCTTTGTCTGAGCTGGACGAACAGAGTTCAATAGGGCGCGAAGGGGCTGGCACTGCTACAGAGAGAAGGTGGGTTCGTGTCCAAAGTTATTCTGTTCCGGCAGAAAGGCAGCTTCAAGAAGACGGAGTGCTTCCTGAAAGGTGTTAGCGCCGGGAGACTGGACGCTGTGCTGGAGGGATACGGTCAGAAAGGCGTGGAAGCGCTGGCGGCGGCAACGCCCAAGAAGACCGGAAAGACGGCTGCCAGCTGGAGCTACCGGGTGGAAAAGGGCAAAGACAGCATCGCCATCATCTGGTCGAACTCGAACATCGTGGATGGAACGCCCATCGCCGTTATCCTGCAATACGGACACGGCACGAGAAACGGAGGGTACGTGGAAGGAGTTGACTACATCAACCCCGCCATGCGCCCTATTTTTGACGAGATAGCCAAGAGAGCATGGGAGGAGGTAAGGCGGGAGTGAGCCAGGAGATAGACCAGCGTGTGGTCGAAATGCGGTTTGACAACGCGCAGTTCGAGAAAAACAGCCGGGACACCATGCGGACGCTGGACAAGCTGAAAGAGAAGCTCAGCTTCAAAGGCGCGGCAAAGGGTCTCGAACAGGTGCAGGCCGCCAGCGAGAACGTGGACTTTTCCGGCATGGAGAAGGGACTGGACACGGTTCAGGCCAAGTTCAGCGCACTGGACGTCATCGCCTTTACGGCCTTGCAGCGCATCACGGACAAGGTGATAAACACCGGCGAGCAGATGGTAAAAGGCCTGTCGGTAGACCAGATCACCAGTGGATGGGACAAGTATAACGAGAAAACTTCCAACGTCCAGACCATCATGAACGCCACCGGCAAGAGCATCGACCAGGTGAACGGCTACCTGAACAAGCTAATGTGGTACTCGGACGAGACGAGCTACAGTTTCAACGAGATGACCAGCGCGCTTTCGCAGATGACGGCGGCGGGCGGCAAGATCGACAAGATGATACCCATGATCATGGGCATCGCAAACGCCACGGCGGATGCGGGCAAGATGGGCTTTGCGTTCCAGAGCACCATCCGAAACCTGACCCAGAGCTACAGCGCCGGGCATTTGCAGTTACAGGACTGGAAGAGCCTGAACCTGATGGGTACGGCGACGAAAGCCCTGAAACAGGAGCTTATCGACACTGCGGTGGAGCTGGGCGTCATCAAAGAAGGCGAAGTGACCATCGCCAGTTTTGAGTCAAGCTTGCAGAAGAAGTGGGCCAACACAAAGGTCATGGAAAAGACCTTCGCAAAGTATGCTTCCATGATGGAGGCGGCCTATGAGCTGACCCAGAAGAACCCGGGCATGACCAGCTCGGAGGCGCTGGAACAGCTGAAAGGACAGTACGGGGAGCTGGCAGAACGCGCCGCTCTCGCCGCCCAACAGGCAACCAGCTTCGGGCAGGCCATCGACTCGACGAAAGACGCTGTCAGTTCAAAATGGATGTCCGTGTTCGAGACGATCTTTGGTAACAAGGAAGAGGCCACCGACACATGGACGGAGCTGGCAAACCGGCTGTACGACATCTTTGTGCCGCCCATCGAAGCACTGAACGATCGGATGAAAGAGGGCCTTGACAGCGGCTGGCAGCAGATGCGGGACGCTTTTGGCGACCAGGCAGACGCCTATACGACGGTGCTGGAAAAGCTGGCGCTGGCAAAAGGCGCCGTGACCGAAGAGGCCATCGAGGAAGAGGGAAGCTTTGCGAAAGCTTTGCAGAAGGGCAAAGTGGATGCGGAACTCCTGACGACGAGTCTCAGCGACACCATCAAGACCTATGCAGAGCTGCTGGAAACGATGGATGAAGGCGACCCGAGATACCCTTACATTCAGAAGGACTACGAAGCCTTTCTGAAGCTCAACGATGCGGTGGCAGACGGCAGTCTCGACCTTGCGCAGTATGCAAAAGGGCTGACGGAGGTGTCGGGCCGGGAGCATCTCTTCAACAGCCTGTGGAACATCATGGACACCATCGGGAAGGTCACAGGCTCTGTCCACGAAGCCTTCACCGAGATATTCCCGCCCACCAGCGGAGAGCAGATACACTCCATCGCCGAAGGGCTGGATGTGATGACCAAAAAGCTCATCATCACGGATGAGAGTGCGGCGAACCTGAAGCAGACATTCAAGGGCATCTTTGCAGTGGTGAAGGTGCCTCTGACCGCCATGACGACGCTGGCGAAGACCGGGGCAAGGGCTTTTGGCGTACTAGTGGACGTCCTGCGGCCGGTGGGAGCAGTGCTGCTGAAAGTGGCAGGAAACATGGGGAGCTTTGTGTCCGAGATGCGGAGCACCCTGCTGGGAAGCGGGACGCTCAGCGAGAAGCTGGAAGCCATCGCGAAGAGCGCCAAGAAGCTGCTGGACCCGCTGACCACGCTGGGCGACGTGCTGAAAAAGAGCATCGGCGAGAAACTGAGCGAAGCGAGGAAGGAAACTTCAAAATGGGCCGACAGCCTGCCGGACGGAGTGCGCGAGGGAGTCTACACCCTGCTGGGCATTCTGGAAGGACTGGGCGCCGGTACACTGACCGTGGCCGGTGTCGTGGGTGGAGCGCTGAGCGACCTGAAGAAAAGTGCGAACAAAGCAATCGACACTGTGGCTGACTTTATTACCGGGCAGAGCAAGAACCTGAACGGATATAAGGACATGCTGACGAGCCTGCCTGCCATTGTGGGGGCTGCGGTGAGCGCTTTTGCTGAGGAGTTCAAGGGCGCTGCCGGGAATGTGGAGAGCGCGGCGTCCAGGGTCTACGAGCCGGTGAAGGCCTTTTTCAAGGCACTGAAAGACGGATTTGACTCCATCAGCGGGACAGATATTTACCGGTTCCTGAGCCTTCTGGACGTGGGGCTGCTCTCCTACGCCATCGCACAGTTCGCCAAAGCCATGAACAGCCTGCGGAAGATGCTGGCAACGCCCCTGTCGAAGATGCTGGACAGCATTTCGGGAAGCTTCAACGCGCTGACGGGGGCGCTGAAAACATGGCAGAAGCAGGAGAACACGAAGATACTGACGGGCATCGGCTCGGCGCTGCTGATGCTGGCGGGGGCCATGTTCATCATGAGCCGCATCAACCCGGAGCGGTTCGTCTGGGTGCTGAGCGCTACGGTGGTGCTCATCGCAGAACTGGTGACGGCGGCAAAGCTGCTGAAACCTGAAGTGAAGGCCTTTGACTCTGCGGTGAGTGGACTCGGGTCTCAGCTGCTGAAAGCCTCGACTCTGTGGGGTTCTGCGGCGGCACTGCTGGGACTGGCGGCGGCGACGAAGGCTCTGTGCTCAGGATTCGTGGCCATCGCGGACACCATCAAGGGCGAGAACTTTATCCAGAACCTCGCGGCCTTTGCGGCGGCAGTGGGCGGTATGTACGTGCTGACACGGAACATGGGAATGCTCATTGCCACCGTGAAAGCCCGTGACCTCGTGGTAGGCGGTAAGACACTGCTGGGCATCGGCGCGGCGATCATTGAAATGGGCGTGGCCATGCGCATTGTGGCAGGCGCTGTGGAGCCGCTGAGCAAGATACCGTACACAAGCCTCTTCAAGGCGACTGCGGCACTTGCGGCAATGGCCTCCATCCTCACTGCAATGGGTGCAGCGCTCGTGCTGTTTCAGGCGGCATCTGACACGATGCTGGTATTTCAAAATGGACTCGCCATCGCGGCCATGGGCGGAGGCCTCTGGGTGCTGGTGCAGGGCGTATGTGCGCTGGCGGGGCTCATCACTGAGAATGTAGACGACGGTACCCTGAACACCACGAAGCTCGAGTACGCCACTACGGCCATGAAGACCCTGATGATCCTCATGACGGCCATGAGCGTACTTTCCAGCAAGACGAAGCTCAGCTCGGGCGCAGCGGTGCTGGCCATGGCAGGAGCGATGAACGCGGTGGCTGTGGCGGCCGCAGCGCTCTGTCTGATCCCATGGCCTCTGCTGGGGAAAGCGGCTGCTGTGCTGGCTGGGCTGACCGGTGCGATGTTTGTACTGGGTAAATTCGGCTCAGCAGGATGGAGCGAGGGCGCAGGCATTTTCCTGATGGCCGATGCACTCATGGCGGTGGCCGGGGCGTGCCTGATGCTGAGCAAAGTCACGCTTCCTGATATGGCAAAAGCGGGCATTATATTGCTGGCCTTAAGTGTCATAGGAGGCACTCTGAGTCACTTTGCCGGTTCGGTCAACTTCATGGGTGTCAGTACCGGAATGCTGGCCATGAGCGCTTCGCTGTTGGTGCTGGCACCGGCCATCCAGCTCATAGGCATGGCAAAGCCGGAAGCAGTGAGCCAATCGCTATGGATATTTGCCGATACCATGATGGCGATGTTTGCAGGCGGCATGCTGCTGACCTGCATCCCGGAGCTGGCCCTCGGGCTCTCGACTCTGGCAGCCGCCTTTGCCAAGTTTGGTAAGGGAATGCTCTACCTCGCCGGTGCGGGAGCGATCTTCGGCGCACTGGCACTGTTTGCCGACCCGCTGTGTACGGCCATCATCAATGCCGCCCCGGACATCGAGGATGCTCTGGTGGCTGTGGTGGCACTTATCTGCGGCGCCATCAACCAGAGCGCCGAACCCATCGGCGAGGCCTTTACCACCCTGTGCAAGGTGCTTATTCAGACGGCCATCGACCTCATCGGTTGGGCATGGAGCGGCGAGGGCGGCGAAGGCGAGGGTATCAAGGGCGCACTGCTGGAGTTGAAAGACCAAGTCTGGAACGGTATTAAGGACATCTTTTCACCGTTCAGTGACAATGGAAACTTCCAGCAGAGAAATGTGGCGTTCAAGTTCAACCCCGATTTCAAACCCCAGCGCATCAATGTCGCAGATGTCTTTACGTTCTCCGGTGCAAAAGACGACGCCGAAAAAGAGGGTAAGGAGATCGGTGGAAATGTCGCAAACGGAGGGGCGAAGGGCGTCGAGGAAAACAAAGCCCGCGCAACGGGCGCTGTACAGGGTATGGTGGACGACACCATAGATGCCGCCAAGAAGGGGTATGACGTCAATAGTCCTTCCAAGGTCTTCGAAGAGATAGGCCGGTACATCACGGAAGGTCTGGCCATCGGCATTCAGGACCCGGGCGCTCTGAGCGGGGCGCTGGCAGCGATGCAGACTGTGGCAAAGAGCGTCCGAAGCGTCTTTACGACTTTCTGGGGCATCCACTCGCCGAGTCAGTTGGCAGAAGAGGACGGACGGAACGTCGTGGAGGGACTGCGCCTCGGGATCGGAGACTCCGACCTGAGAAGCCAGCTCTATGATGCAAGCTATGAGTCCGCTTCGCAGGTGCGGGACGCTGTGGGCGCGGCACTGGACGAAGCCAAGAAGACGGCCTCGGACAAGATGCTGGAGCTTTACAGCATCATGAAGGCCGACCATCTCATGCCGGACGGAACGCTCCCCAGCGGAAAAGCCGGACTCGGGGCGAACCGCTACCAGCAGGCGGTACAGGACTACGAGAAGGCCAACGCCAAAGAAGACGCCAGGAATACGCCGTATCTCGGCGCGGACTGGAAGCCCAGCTCCATGTGGGACAAGGCGACGGAAGCGCTGCAAAAGTACCAGAGCGGCGAGATCAAAGCGAAAGACGCCCTGAAGGGCCTGACTGGCGAGGCAAAGGACTGGGTCTCAAAGCAGATCGGAAGTGCTCTTGGTCTGGAGGGCCTTGACCCGAGCGAGTATGCCAACCTCATCCTCGAGCAGTACAGCGGCTATCTCCCCGACGACAGTGCAGGCGCTTCTACTGCATCTTCCGGCAAGAAATCCTCGAGCAAGGGTAAGACTCTGGCCGAGACCATCGCCGAGAAGTACACGAAGGAACTGAAGACCAACAAGTACCTCCAGAATGCCGCCGACAAGGAATACAGCCTCTGGGAAGCAGGAGAAGGCGACACTGCTTCCATTGAAGCCCTTATCGAGAAAAAGGGTGAGACGCTGGCGAAGAGCATCGAGCTGCAGACAGCCCGTGTGGACATCGCGCAGAGGCAGTACGACGAACTGGTCTCCCGGGTGGGAGCCAGTGACGACAAGACGAAGGAAGCCTACAACACTCTGCTGGACGAGAAGAAGAACCTCCTCGACTTGCAGCAGGCGAGGTTTGAGAACACCTACAAGGCGGCCATCGAGCGGTATGAAAGCGATGACAAGCTGGCTCAGACCGAGTACCAGCTCTGGGCGGACACCTACGAAAAGACCGCCTCCGTGACCGAGAAGAGCAACAAGAACATCGAGACCATCAACAAGCGTCTGGCCATCCAGAGCGAGAAGACCGCCCTCGCGGAAAAGGCGTGGGTGGAAACGAAGGATGCCCTCGGCGAAGCAAGCCTTGTGACCCAGCAGGCTTACCGGGACTATCTGGAAGCGCGGCAGGAACAGCTGGAGCTGGAAAACGAGCTGGACAAGGCGCAGCTTGCGGCGTTTGACGACCTTTCGAGTTTCTACGACAGCCGCATCTCCATGACACAGAAGCGGATGACCCTGCTGGACAAGCTCTACAACGATGGCGACCTCAGCGGGCGGGAAGACGCCTATGCCAGCGCGGTGGAGCAGTACGGCGAGGACAGCATCGAGGCACGGAGAGCGGCAACGCAGGGTACCATGACGGCCCTGATGGGCGTGAACAGCGCACTGACCAGCATGAGATGGCAGATGAGCAAGGTCACGGCCATGCAGCAGAAGTACCAGACTGCCCTCGAACAGGCCGGAGGCAACCGCTACGATGAGACTGTCATGGCCGCTTACGAGGACATGATGGAGACCCGCTCGACCTTTGCGGACTATGTGGGGAATCTGGCAGACGCTTTCAACGTGAGTGACGCCACGAAGAAGGCTATGATGCAGTTCGGCGACGCCATCGCCCAGAACTGGAAGCCCATTCAAAATGGATTCATGGCGGCGGCCAAGAAGATGAACCCGAAGCTGGTACAGGGATTCTCTGACCTGTTCGGCCTCTACATGAAGGACGGAGCCAGCGAGACCGTGGCCGCTGCTACCAACACCGTCGTTGCCGCCATGAGCGGAGACTGGGCCAGTGCAGTTGCAAGTGGGCTGACTGCGGTACTCGACGTAGTTGGCACGGACTTTGGCCAGACCCTGACCGAAGCCATCAGCACCGCGCTGAAGAATGCCTTCAGCGGGAACGGGCTGTTCGCACAACTGCTGACGAAGCTTTTTGGAAGCATCGACCTCGGCGGAAGCGGAAGCTCAGGCGGCTTCCTCTCGAACTTATGGCAGTGGCTCAAGGGCGGTGCATCCGCCGCGAAGAGCTTTCTGGGCGGAGCATCGACAGCGGCCGCAGGAGCCAGCGGAGCGACAAAGCTCATCCCGGTGCTGAACAGCGTAGGGACTGCCACCGCCAATGTGGCCTCCGGTGTGACCACTGTTGCCAAGGCGGCGGGAGTTGCCAAGGCAGCCGCCACCACCGCGGGAGCTGCTACCTCGGGAGTCCTGGCCAAGGTGGGCATGGGCGTTGCCAAGGTGGCCTCGGGACTTGGGCCTCACGGACTGCTGGCTGCTGCTGTCATCGCAGGAACGGTCGCCGTGGGTACTGCTGTGGTGAAGAACTGGGACAAGGTGAAAGAAGCCGTCGGAAACGCATGGAGCTGGATCAAGGAGAAGGCTTCGGGACTCTGGGACGGCATGAAGAGCATTGGCGGAAACCTCATGAGCGGCCTTGCCACCGGCGTGAAATCCGCTGCCAAATTTGGCCTGAAAGTGGCTCTGAGCCCTGCTTATGCCATCATCAGCGGATTCAAGCATATCCTCGGCATCCACTCGCCCTCGAAGGTCATGGCCGGTATCGGTGAATACGTCATCGAAGGCCTGACCAGAGGTATCGTCTCTACCGAAGGCGAAGCAGAAAAGGGCATGGACGAAGTGGGCGGAGCTGTCATCCGCAGTGCGCTGGCGACGACAAACGCCATTGCGGATCATCTCTCGACTGATAACCATCCCAGCATCACCCCGGTGGTAGACCTTTCGGATGCGGCACGCGGCAGCGCATGGCTGAACAGCGCCTTTGCCGACCGAAAAGGCACCATCAGCATGGCGGCGACTGTGACCGGGCGGATGGCACGCAGGGCCGAGACCCCCTCGAGAAATCAAAATGGATACGAAACTGCCCCCGCACAGACCCAGTCGAACCGGGATGTGGTGGAGGCCGTGAAGACCCTTGGCGAGCGCATCGACCGGGTGGCAGAGTCCGTGAAGGGCATGAAAGTCGTGATGAACGGCCGGAAGTTCGTGGGCGAGATACGCAGCGACATCGACGACGTTGTGGGCGACATCATCGAGAAAGGACACTGAGCCATGAGCATCTACGAGACGGTGGTGCCGGGAAGTGCTGCCGGGTACACGGGCCTCGTGTTCCGCATCCCCGCAGAAGCCCCGGTAAAGACTCTGCGCACAGCCGACCTTGACCTTGTGCCGACTGGGCCGCTTTTTGTGGAGCCGAACGAAGAGGCCGTCCGGACGCTGATAGCGGCGCCATGGCACGGTGCCATCGAATACTCCCCGCTGAAAGACCGTGTGTTCAAGAACGCCGAGGGAAGCTGGGAGTTTTACTATGTGCTTGACGAGAAAGCCCACTCCTGCTGGGACTGCTATATCGACCCGCCCATCAACCGGGAAGACCGCGGCTATGCCGTGACGGAGCGGACATGGACGAGCACCTACCACACGCTGCTGCATTTTTTGCAGGGAAAGCGGGTGCTGGTGGACGTACCGGACGGAAAAGGGAGCATAAAAACATACAAGGGGCGCTGCTGGGTGAGCGGCTACACAACGGACGAGAGCGGACAGATAAAGGCGACGATAGCCTACAGTCTGGCTCCGCCATGAGCGACCGAGAAAAGGGGACCAGATGGAGACGATACTGCACGGAGTGACCATTGACGGATTACATACTTGGCGGGACCTCTATCTGATCCCTATTTGTCGGCCGGTCGTACAGCCGCCGATAGAGAAAACGAAGACCCTCGACATTGAGGGAATGAACGGCGAAGCAGACCTTTCACACGGGCTGACCGGATACCCGGTGTTCGGCTCGCGGGAAGGAAGCTGGCAGTTCTGGCTGGACACGGAGCGGTATCAGGAAGAAAAGAACTTCTACGGCCCGGTGGGCAATATGGCCTACCTCGAGATACAGCGGAAACTGATAGCCAAGATGAAGCATCCGTTCCGGACAAAGATAATACTGGACGATGACCCGCAGTTTTACTACGTGGGTAGAGTGTGGGTGAGCGGAAAGCCCACCTACCAGTACGACCATGCGAAAATAACCCTGCGATACCAGTTTTACCCCTACAAATACCTTGTGGTGGAGCCGAACGGTGACTGGCTGTGGGACTCCTTCTGTTTTGAGATAGACCTTGCGACAAGGCAGATGAAGGGCGTGGCCATCGCCGCAGGAAAAGAAGAGACCTTCCCGCTGGTGGACTCAGACAAGCCCACGGGCGTTTACGTGACCTCGAGCGGAAAGGCAACAGCGAGCCTCGAAAATCAAAATGGAACGAATTTCACCCTTGTGAGCGAAAAGTACGGCACAAAGGTGGACTGCACCGACGGGCTGAGTCAGACGGAGCTGATATACCCCTTTAAGGTGCTTTCGTACAAGCTCTCGCTGCGGACAGTGGAAATGCCAGTCTATTTCAAGAACCCCCGCAACACTTTTGTGGGCCTCTGGTGGGGCAATGGCGAGAAGCAGGTGAGCCTCTCGGTACGAAAAAAAGGAAGCTCGGTGCTGCTGGCCTCGCTGGTGTGGACGAACGGCATCGAGGACTACTACGGCAAGACCATCACGCTGGGCGGGACACTGAGCGCAGAGCTTGAGCCGAATACGGACTACGAGCTTGTGGTAGCGAGCAAGACAAGCGGACTGGAATTCTTTGGGGCGAGCATCGCCGACAGCGAGACACTGAAAAACAACAGCAGCTATATCTCGATAGCACGAGGCGGCGAACTCAGCTCCGGGACCGGAAAGAGGGCCTGCTTTGGCGGAACTATGAGCTTTTATGCAGGCGACGGCGCTGTGCTGACGCCGGGCGAGAGAACGAATATCGGCGTGATAGCCTCTGACCTTGAGAACATCGGGCGGACCGTTGTGATAAAGGCAGACGAGGACGTCACGGTGAACGTAGAGTGCAGGCAGGCGTTTTTATGAGATACAAAGTATATGCTGGAACGGTGGATGTGGTGTTTAAGTCGAGCACACAGGCACGGTTCCGGTGGAAAAAGAAGACCCTCGTCTACGACTCCTACGGCGATGCGGTCGAGGGAGAAGAGACGGAAGGCATCCTCACAGACCCGGTGGTGGATCTGGAAAACAAAGAGCCCGGCACTTTTACCTGTGAAGTACCCTACAAGGCAGAAACGCGCTTTGGCACTGTAAAGAATCCGTACTACGACGAGATCAAAGTCGGAGAGACGTGGATGATGGTGGAAGAGGACGGGGAATGCATCTTCTTTGGGCGTGTGACCGAGACGAACCGGGAGTTCGATTTGAGCAAGACCATCACGGCCGACGGCATCCTGAACGAGCTGAGCCAGATGCAGACAAGGCTCACGGGCGGAACGTATCAGACGACGGACGGTGCGAACCACAGCATCCTTGCCATTGCGCTGAAGCCGAACCAAGCAGACAAAGGGAACAGCCCTGTGAACTGCATGGAGCGCGGGAACGTGACCGTGAAGAGCCAGAGCATCGACACCACGGACTCGGGCGACCAGTTTGTGAGTTTCTGGACCATCCTGACGACATACCTGCTGGAACACGAGAAAGGAAAAGACGGATACCTCCGGCTGCGGCTCGCCAACGACCCGGGCACGGAGGACTACTTTTTTTACTACGACTACATGACCGATGAGGACATGCCCACGACCGACCAGACCATCGAGTACGGTGTGAACATGCTCGATTTGACGCAGGAAGAAAAGCGCACCTCGGAACTCGTGAACAGCGTGACGGCCCACGGCATCTCGACCGTGAAAAAAGGCTGGTGGATATTCTCGCGCACCTCTTACGAGACCATCACGGCTACCGCACAGAACACGCTGTCCATTGCGGCTTACGGGCTATGCTCCCGGCATATTTACGTGGACGGCAAGAAATCGACCGCAGACTCGCTGAAAAAAGCG